GGCTCTTATTTGAAAGCCAATAACGTTAGTCCACAAGTTTCTAAACTTATTCCTCCTGCTTTTGAAAAGACTCTTAATGAACTTAACGAAGCGCTTGAAGGAAAAGACAAACAATTGGTTGAAGGTTATTCAAATCTTAAGAAAACCAAGCTGAAAAAACTTATCAAAGGTATTGAATCTATCTCTGATGCATGTGCTCAACAAGTTGTTTCTGCAAAAGCTGCACGAAAGCCAACTGTTCGTAAGATCAAAGTTAAAGCTCCTGCAGTTGTAGTGAAGAATGTTAAGTACATGAAGGAATTCCCTGAACTTAAAATTAGTTCTGTGTCTCCTGAATTGCTTGTTGAATCTAAAGAAGTATGGATCTACAATACGAAGTATAAAAAGATTCAAGTTTATCGAGCAATTGGTGAAGGTGCTATGACTGTCAAAGGTACATCTTTGATTGGTTATGAGGTAGCAACCTCTGGCTCTAAAACAATTCGTAAACCTGAAATTATCACCGGTTTTGCGAGTATGACAAAGCGTACTTTGGCACAAGAATTCAAAACTCTTAAAACCAAAGAAGCTGCGGTGAATGGCCGTATCAACCAAGACTGTATTATTTTGAAAGTGTTTAAATGATTTTGCTAGATTATTCGCAGGTTTGTGTTGCAGCAATTCTTGCATTCAGTCATGACTTGAAGCGTGGTACTGATATTGAAAAGAAAGATTTGATTCGCCACGTTGCGCTTAATTCTATTAAATCATACAAGAAAAAGTATGGTAAAGAATATGGTCAAATGGTAATTGCATGTGACGGTCGTAATTATTGGCGTAAAGAATATTTTGCAAACTATAAAGGTTTGCGTAAGAAAGCACGCGAAGAATCAGAACTCGATTGGAAGTTTATCTTTGAAACTCTCAATGAGATTCGTGAAGATCTTAAATCTTATTTTTCGTATAAGGTTATTCATGTAGATCGTTGTGAAGCCGATGACGTCATTGCTGTACTTGCAGAATCTACGCAAGAGTTTGGTAAGTTCGAACCAGTAATGATTGTATCGTCTGATAAAGACTTTAAGCAACTTCATGTATATGAAAACGTAAAACAATTTAGCCCTATGCTTAAAAAGCAAGTGGTGGTTAATAAAAAAGAATTGAAAGAATGGCTTGTTGAACACATTGTTAAAGGCGATTCCGGCGATGGCATTCCGAATATTCTTACCAAAGATGATGCACTGATGATTGGTGAACGTCAAAAATCTGTGTCATCTAAGCGTCTTGAAGAATTCTTTGAACGTGGTTATGATGCATGTCGCAATGATGAAGAACGTCGCAATTGGCAACGTAATATTCAACTAGTTGACTTTAAATATATTCCTGAAGACGTTAAACAATCTATTCTAGATGCGTTTGAAATTCCTGTTCAGGGAAATAAAAGTGCTATCATGAATTACCTTATTAAAAATAGATGTCGTAATCTATTGAATGAAATCGAGGAGTTTTGATGTCAAAGTACATTACTGAAATCTTAGAAGAAGTTAACAAAGATCCAAAGGCTTTGGAAAAGTATAAAACAAATGCAGCATTGAAATTCATTTTTCAATACGCATTTATTCCAGAACAAAAGTTTGATTTGCCTGAAGGTGCTCCTCCATTTAAAGAGGATCCAGCACCTCTTGGTATGAGTAGAGCAAACTTTGTAATGGAAACCAAGAAGCTTTATATTTTTACAAAGCAAAAAGAACTAAACAAAGTACGTAAAGAACATTTGTTTATTCAATTGCTTGAGAATGTTCATCCATCTGAAGCTAAACTCCTCATTGCTGTCAAAGATCAGAAGCTAAATAAGCTATATAAGAAAGTCACTGCAGACCTTGCAGCTGATTATGGCTTCATCCCAAGACAGAGTAAAAATGAGGAATCAGCACCAAAAAAATCTTAAGATTATTCTTTCGCTCGAGCAACAGGAATTCGCACACTGGTTGGCACACCTACCAGACGATGAAATCGACTACGTTGAATGGTTACTTGAAGAAGTCGATATTGCTCTTGAAAACATGGTCATTGAACAAAATGGATTTGATCAAGCGAAAGAAATAATCAGTAAGTATACTATCAATGGAATAGTTGACTAACCTGGTCAACTATATACATTAAATCGTAGATGGTGTATAATACAACCATCTTGGAATGATTTTACTATGATTTTAGACATCCTCAAAGAACTTGAAGCAACTTCCTCTCGCTTGGAGAAGGAAGCAATTCTTAAGCGTGAACAGAACAATGCTTTGTTAAAGCAAGTTTTCTTCCTAGCTTATGATCCATTCACACAGTTCTACATTCGTAAGATTCCTTCATATGTAACTGAGGAAAACCCTTGGCATTCGCTTGAATCAGCCTTGCCAAAGCTGGACAAATTGTCAAAGCGAGAAGTAACAGGTAACGCTGGCATTGAGTATCTATCTTTACTTCTATCTGAAGTGAGTGAACAAGATGCTAAAGTGATTGAACGTATCATTGGCAAAGATCTTAAGTGTGGTGCTTCAGGATCTACCGCAAACAAAGTTTGGCCTGGTTTGATTCATGAATACCCATGTATGTTGTGCACTCCTTCTGATGAAAAGATTCTAAAGAATTTTAAGTTCCCTGCATATGCACAGCTTAAAATGGATGGTATGCGATTTAATGCTATTGTGAAAGATGGTAAGTGTGAATTCCGTAGTCGTAATGGCAAAGAAATTTTGCTTCTTGGAAACCTTGAAGAAGAATTTGTAAACATTGCAAATGGACAAAATTTAGTTTTTGATGGCGAATTGCTCATTAACGATAAAGGTGTAATCCTAGATCGTCAGACTGGAAATGGCATCCTAAATAAAGCTGTTAAGGGTACCATTTCTATCGATGAAGCCCGTAAAGTACATGCAACAATATGGGATGTCATCGATTATGAAACTTTTAAACGAGGTGTTGGAAAACAAGACTATCAGACACGTTTTACGTTGCTTGAGAATATGTCGCTTCCGCGTAAGATACATCTTGTTGAGAGTAAAGTTGTGGCAACTCTTGAAGAAGCTCAAAAAATCTTCGAAGAATACCTCGCCGAAGGTCAAGAAGGAATCATCTTAAAAGCTATGAATGGTGTTTGGGAAGACAAGCGTGTCAAAACCCAAGTTAAGTTTAAAGCAGAATTAGATTGTGATCTAAAGGTTGTTGGCATTCAACCCGGTACTGGAAAATATGAAGGTATGGTTGGTGCTCTTCTTTGCGAAAGTTCTGATGGCATTGTAAAAGTTGATGTAGGTTCGGGTTTATCTGATGATGATCGTAAACGTGATGACTACATTGGCAAAATTGTAGCAGTGACATATAATGCACGTATTAAAAATAAACAAGGTGAACAATCGTTGTTTCTTCCTCGTTTAATTGAAGTGCGTGAAGATAAATCTGAAGCTGATTCATCTGAAAGAATTAAATGACAATTCCAGTTGAACGCACTAATGCAGTTGTTTATACACGTGAGTTTCTATTATCTTTAATAGATCCAAAAGAAACTCCGCGTATTCCAAAAGCAATTCGTAAACAAGCATTACGTCTTCTTAGACATTATCCATCGAAACATGAAATGGATATTATCGCAAATAGAGAAGACGGTGATGAGCAATTTCCTTTGATGAAAATATTTGGCAAAAATATGTAAATATTTTAAAAAAATGCCGCAAATCACACATAAAACGTATATATAATATATCAACAAATAAAGAGGCATCAATGCATTTCTGTATATCCACCAGCGTAAAATTAAGCTATGACTTTAATGGTCAGGCGATTGCGCGCCCTCTAACATCAAATGAAGGATGGGACGGGCATAGGGTCTAAGAGAAGCAGAAGCACATACGCACTCCAAGGCCCTACTGAAAAGTTAGGGCCTTTTTGTTTGGCGGTGTACAATAATTCGTGGATGGTGTATAATACATCCATAGTCTGGTAAAACAGACAAACACAGTCGAAGAAAATTATTTTTCTAGACGGTGTACAAAAATTAGTAGATGGTGTATAATCTCTATCTACGCTGTTAAAACAGCAAACGTTCTTTAAAAATTCGTAGAGTATATTTGGATCGCAAACTTTGATGGTGAAGTCCTGCCTCTTAAGCAGAGAGAACTAGGTTCAAGTCCTAGGCGATCCACCATATAAAAACACATTAACGAGTCCGTCTAGTCAACGGAAACAGCAGCCGAATGACTTGGTATCTGCTTCGACTAGTGTGTTTTTATATGGTTTGTTGGGGGTTAGCTTAGTTTGGCCTAAAGCAATGGTCTTTGAAATCATGATCACTGGTTCGAATCCAGTACCCTCTGCCAACAATTTTTATCTGGGTATATTGTCAATCTGGTAGACGGCGAGGCTTGGAACTTCGAGGCTGCAGGTTCAAATCCTGCTACCCAGACCAGATATATCGCGTTTGACTTTTGGTGAGGTCCGTAGGCTTTCAACTTACTCAGACGGGTTCGATTCCCGTACGCGATACCAAATACTAAGACAACACTTAGTACTGTTAGTAGATGGAAACCGAGCCAGGCGAGACTGCGTGGTCTTCACGAAAGTGACGAAGAAACAGGAATTAGTCGGTCCAGTAGGGTCAAGAAAAGTGTTGTTAGCGGAAAGAGCTGCCGGACGTCAGAAGTTAGGTTTTAGCCCAACTGGCATAGACTTAACGCCGTGTATACGTACAAGAATTTTGGGCTGTTAGTGATAATGGGAGCACGCTGGCTTTGCACGTCAGAGGTAAGAGTTCGATTCTCTTACGGTCCACCAAGTTTTAGGATACATGCAGCAAATTCCAACATAATTGTTGTGTAGTTGGTTCGATCCCAACATTTTCCGCTATAGGAAGATTAGCTCATCTGGTAGAGCAAACAAAAAGTGTATCCTGTTGTTTTATGGTGCGGTCCTATAATGGTATTAGAGCGGATTGCTAATCCGTCGCTCGGTTAACGCCGGGTTCTGAGTTCGAGTCTCAGTCGCACCGCCAGTTTATGCCAGCGAGACTTGGTAGTCAGGGAGGTCTTATAAACCTTTTAGCGCCAGATTAGCGTTCTTGAGAGGGTTCGATCCCCTCCGCTGGTACCACTTTATAATGAAAGGAAGCGATATGCCTAGTGTATTTTTAGTTAGCGATACGCACTTTGGTCATACTGGTGTATGTCGCTTCATGAGAAATGACGGCGTCACAAAGTTGAGGCCGTGGGATAGTCCAGAAGAAATGGACGAAGAAATGGTAAAGCGTTGGAACGAAACAGTTCGTCCAACCGATAAAGTTTATCACCTTGGTGATGTTGTGATCAACCGCAAGGCTTTAAGTATCATGCATCGTTTGAATGGTGATAAAGTTTTGATTAAAGGTAATCATGACATCTTTAAGCTCGAGGATTATACTCAACACTTTAGAGATATTCGTGGTTATCATGTAATGAATAACTTCATTCTTTCTCACATTCCGGTTCATCCAGATGCTAAAGGAAGATTTGCAGGTAACATTCATGGTCATACACATTCGAATAACATTATGATGCAACCAGTTGGTAAATATGGTGTTCCTATTATCGATCCGTGGTATCAATGTGTTTGTGTAGAGCAAACTGACTTCAGACCTATTTTGTTTGAAGATGTCTTGAAAAGGATTAAGGGCCTATAGCTCAATGGTTAGAGCAGTGGACTCATAATCCATTGGTTGTAGGTTCGAATCCTACTGGGCCCACCACTAAATATTTTATAGGAAGAAAGATGTAAGGAGATATCATGTCACACGTTTTAGCACTAGATGCATCGGGATTGCCACGGAAGTGGATTAATTACGAAGATGCAATCACGTATTTCGC